CTGTCGTTGGTATGGGCGCGACAAGATTGCTTTGGTCTGACCGTTGCGCTGGCACTATCACTTTTGTTGAAAAAATCCGCGGCGTTACTTACATCACTGTTCAGGACGATACCGTTACCCGTACTGACAAAAACGGCATGTCTGAATCACAATCTTATCAATATGAGCCAAACTTTAATGGCGCTACTTTTTTCTTTAAAAAGCACCCTAAAACTGGTTTTTGGAAGCAATGCACCTTTAACATCAATACTAAACGCTATAACCAAGTAAGACAGGGGAATGGCTTAAAAATTGGGGTTCGTGAAGAATATTATGACTTTTCGTTTTAAACCGCGGCACAACCGCAAAAGAATGGCTTCCCAGCGTAGGCAACACCTACGCGAGTGGGAGCTGTTCAATCGTTACCACGCTTTCAAGGTCAGAATGAAGTACGGAAGGCGTAAAACAATACATTGGTGGGGTTAGGGTAAGTCCTAATCAAAAAGATTGTACAAATGGATAAATTCATGTATAGTCTTACTTACTGCATGAGCAGTTTACTTGGGAGCTTTAAATGACAACATCACGCACTTTCAGAGGTTCATTCATTGAAAACGAAGCCGCATATCAAGCGGCTATCCATCGCAATATCATTGCCAACGCCAAAAAAACATGGCGCAAAAACAATCCAGACGATTGCGACGCCATCGAAGACTTCATCTCCGCTGGTCGTCATGAGTCCCGCAGTAGCAGAACTGGCTATACCTATGACAATAACTTTGTTGGTTCTTTGGCTAAAGCTTTCGATACCTACGGTAAGTTGTCCGATAAGCAGTGCGCCGCTGTAGTCAAAATCATTAATGATCGCGAGCAAAAACGCGCTGATCGTATAGCCGCAATCGAGGCACAAAAAGCTCGCTCCGCTTACCTTGGTGTAGCTTCTGAGAAGTTATCCACCCGCGCAGTTGTAGAGGCTGTAATCAAAGTTCAAGCTACTAAATTCAATTACTACGATAGCGATTGTGCTTACATCTACCTAATGCGAGATGAGGCTGGTAATCGCATCAGCTACAAAACCAAGAGCTTTTTGGCTTATACCTTCAAATACAGCAAAAAGTGCGTAGAGCGCTTTGAAAACATCACCCGCGGCGAGAACTACAGCATCATTCATGACGACGCTATGGTGTTTATTAAGGCTGGTATGACTATCGATTTCACAGCTACCATCAAGATGCACACTGAGTACAAGGGTGAGAAGCAAACCGTTGTTCAAAGACTTAAGGTCAGCTCTGTTGAATGGGTAGAGGGAGGTATCAAGGATGTGATTGATAAGACTGAATAAGTCTTACATTTTTAGTAAGCTTGCTTTATACTCATCACATCGCTGTTCAATAGTCAACTTGAAAAGAGTTGTGATGACTAAAAAAGAAGCAAATAAAAAATTGTATGCCGAAGTCAAAGCAGAAGAGCTTGATAAGATGGCAGAACAAGAGGATAAAATTGACGCCCAAGCCAAGACAGTAGGGCGTCCATCCACTTATTCAAGAGGTGTTGCTTCTAAGCTATGTGCGTTACTTGCACAAGGGAAATCACTAAGGACAGCATGCACATATGATGGGATGCCATCGATAGCAACTGTGTACAACTGGATAGCAGTTCATCCTGAATTTCTAGAACAGTACAGCAGAGCTAAAGAAGAGTCAGCTGATGCTCTGGTAGAGGACATGCTTGATATTGCAGATGAAGTCCCATCGATCCCAGAGACTGACAAGGACGGAAAAATTACCGCAGTCAAAGTGGATTCAGCTGGTGTAGCGCGTAATCGATTGCGCGTTGAAACTCGGAAGTGGATTGCTTCCAAATTGAAACCTAAGAAGTACAGTGAGAAAACCAATGTGGAGCTGTACGGTAAAGATGGTGGAGATATTAAGGTTGACCACATAAACTTTGCTATGGAAGGACTGCTGGCTACGCTGGAGAAAAAGCTTGGCTAGTGCTTCAGCTGTAGTACGGGATACCCTTGATCAGCTGATGGAGATCGCGCCCACTGGAGATCCAGTTCAGGGTGAGGTTGCAATCAAAAGAGCTAATTGGCTAGTTACCCGTAACAAATACCAAAAGATGCCCTCTGGAGATTGGTGGGAGATCTGGCTATTCCTAGCGGGGCGTGGTGCTGGTAAGACTAGAACTGCGGCTGAGACGCTCTGGTACATGGCTTGGACACAGCCTAACACCCGCTGGTTAGTATCCGCGCCCACTTACTCTGATGTCAGAGATGTTTGCTTTCTAGGTGAATCAGGGCTGATCAATGTGATGCCTAAATCCATAGTAGAAAAGCATGTGATTTCAGACAATGAGATCCGCCTTATCAATGGCTCGCTGATCAAAGGGATTCCAGCCTCAGAACCAGAACGCTTCCGCGGTCCACAGTTTCATGGTGGCTGGCTAGATGAGCTTGCCGCATGGGAATACCTCGATGAAGCGTGGGACATGATCCAGTTCGGTATGCGATTGGGTGACAAGCCGCGCTTGATTTGCACTACAACTCCCAAGCCAAAGCCTAGGATCATTGATCTAGTGGATAGAGATGGAGAGGATGTCTGCGTTACCAAGGCTACAACTTACGACAACTTAGATAACCTCGCGCCCACATTCAGAAAGCAGATCCTCCAATATGAGGGGACAACTCTGGGGCGGCAAGAGATCAATGCAGAGATCATCGATCCAGAAGAGTCAGGGATTATCAAGAGAGATATGCTTAAGCTCTGGGAGAAAGATAAGAAGCTTCCGCAGTTCCAATACATTATCCAGTCGTACGATTGTGCTACCAGTGATAAGACGGCAAATGACGCAACCGCATGTGTGGTTCTGGGCGTGTTCAAGCCGAATGATGACAAGCCTATGTCCGTCATGCTGGTAGATTGCTGGTCAGAGCGGATGCAGTATCCAGATCTGCGCCCCAAGGTGATTGAGGAATACGAATCGATTTACGGGGATGAAGATGAATGGGGGAATGGTAAGAAGGTAGACATGATCTTGATTGAAGACAAGTCAGCTGGCATCAGTCTTATACAAGACTTGCAAAGAGCTGGATTGCCAGTGCGGTCATACAATCCTGGGCGCGCCGACAAAACAGCAAGGCTTAACCTAGTCTCTCCTATCATTGCCAAGGGACGGCTTTACATTCCAGAGTCATCCGTAAACGAAGGATGCGTGAGAGATTGGGCATCAGAGTTCGTTAACCAGTTGTGCGCTTTCCCAGAGGTTCGGCATGATGATTATGTGGATGCGCTTACCCAAGGATTGCGTCTGATCCGAGACATGGGATTGGTCAACATTGACCCTATCGAGTACGACGAATATCCTGAAGATAAGCCTAGACGGATTAATCCGTACGCAGTATGATTACATTAGCTTTATCTCTACCTTCACCTTACCTTACTTCACCAAGGAGATAGCATGTCCCAGTTAGTAGCCTACACAGGTCCAGATACACAATCCAATAATCAGCTCCGCACTCAGCAATCATCACGCTCACCAGCCTATGATCCAGTAGACAAGCTCCGAGTTTCCCAGCCACAGGCTTTGATCGATACCGACTTTGAGTACGGGGTTCAGCCAACCAAATGGGAATCCATTAGCTTACAGAACAATCGTCAGGGGACATATTATATTCCCCAGCAACCTACCCAGATCGTAGCTAACAATCCAACTACAGCTGGTATTCAAACAACAAGCGGATCTAAAATTGTTCGTGTTTACATTGCCAGCACATCATCATTTACCAAAGATGTAACGCCAATATTTGTCATTGGAACAACCAACGCAAACGCCAATGGTTGGTGGATGCCAAACAATGTGCAAGCTACTTACATTGAATATGCGATGACTACTGCGGCAACAGTCACAGAAAACATTTTTAATCCAGCGCAAACTTTTTTATATGTTGGATACTATTATTCAAATTGCGGTTTCCAAGTAGCCGCAAACTGCGTTACTAACTCAGGTACTACTTGTACAGTTACAACCACAGGTCCTCATGGATTAAATGTGGGCGATTATATTTATCTAACTGGATTAACCGCAACCACCTTCGCTCCAAATGGTGCATGGATTGTTGCAACAACTGCTGATACTAGAACATTTACATTTACAGTAAACGATGCTCCTACAGGAACAATTACCAACTCTGCTGGTAACAGTATTTTGTATACGCGCCCAGCTGGAGCAGTTGAAGCGCGCCCATACGATGGTGGAGTAGCATTCTCAGCTGGTGGTCAGATTACCAACCAGCAATTGATTCG